GCAGACGCGATCGACCGATGTGTCAGAATGGAAATAGTGGCTAACATGTCGGATACGCGGTATGTTGCACTTCTTTCCTTCGCATATAATGTCGGTGTCGGCGCTTTTTGTCGTTCGAGCGTAGTGCGCGATCTCAATGCCGGTCGTTCTGCACAAGCATGTGATGATTTTCTAAGATATAATCGAGCTGCGGGAGTCGTATTCCCTGGATTGACGCGCCGTCGTCAGGAAGAACGGCATCTTTGTATGGAGAACTGATATGCTTACGATTCTATGGGGTTACATCATGCCGGTCATCGGCGTTGTGCTCATTGTTGCTGCGGTGGCGGCATTCGTCTATATTCCGATATTCGGACGATGGATTGCAGCGATTTTGCTGGTCATTGCCGCTGGTCTATTTGCGTTCGACGAAGGCTATCGGATTCGAGGCAGCATGGATCAGTCGGCGGCGTTGAAAGCGGATATCGTTGAGTTGCAACGTCAGGCCGATGCGTTAAAGGCCGTGGCGGAGAACGCCGCAGCGGCTGAGAGAGCTGCGGAAGCTACCGCGGCTGCCAACCAGCAGAAGGTGGATGTCTATGTCAACAATCTTGCGAAAAATCCTGGCTGTAGCCTTTCCGATGATGATGTTCAGCGCTTGCTCGACATCAAGTGATCCGTCGATGCGGCCTGAGCTTCCGACGCCTCCGCCGATGTTCGGCGTGCCTGTAGTCGTGCCTGTTCCGGCCAAGGGACAGGATGTGCGAGTGTTGGTGGCGAACGAACGGGCTGGATTGCTTAATGCTAATCAGCGACTTCAGAATGACAAGGCGTTCCAGACGGATGTCTGGCAACGCTTCTCGAAACCTACGAGTAGGAAGTGAGTAGTTGAGTTGCGATTGGACCGCGCCGCGTTCCCTGCTAGAACTGGAAGGCAAGTGGCACATCGCTATGATTGGTTGACGGAAATTACCTGAAGGATTAGGTTGTGGGCATGAGTAACATGTTGGCTGCCCATTCTTCGGGCGATCCGTCCTATCTCGGCTATCCACCGACACTTCCTGTCGAGATCGCCCTCAAGGATCATTCGGTGCAGGATATTTGCGCAATCTACGGCTTGACGGCTGTGGATTGGCATGCCTTGTGTCAGAATCCTGTTTTTGTCAATGATCTTCGTCATGCGATCGACGAGCTGAAGAAGGACGGCGTCAAGTTCAAGCTGAAAGCGCGGCTCCAGGCGGAGTTGATGCTGAAGCGCATTTGGGACATGGCGCATGAGAAATATGAGGTGGTGCCTCCTGCGGTGCAGGCTGATTTACTTAAATTTGTGGTGCGTGCGGCAGGTTATGATGGATCGAAAGATCAAGTTGCCGGTGGACAAACGAACGCTCTCCAGATAAACATCCAACTGGGACCGTAAGGAGTATGTGTTATGATCAGTCTCGCGATTGGAATTCTCTGGCTTGCCATCGGGGTTATCGTTCTTGGCGGCGTCATCTTTCTCGCTCTCTGGGGTGTTCGTCAGATTGTGCCAGTGCCGCCCAACGTTGAGAAAGCCATCTGGGCGGTGTTCTTGATTTTGGTCCTGATCTATTTGTTGATGGCGGTGGAGGGTGGCAGTTTGCCGCATCCTAACTTGCTTCAGATGAGGTGAACGGTGCTACATTTGGAACTTGACGGGACTGACATTTATATTTTCTGGGGTGGTGTGATGCTGGGCGTCATGACGCTCAGCGAGTGGTCCTATGCAATTGTCAATCCGAAGATCAGAAAGGGGAAGGCTGCGTGAACCGGGACGAACGGGAAGAATCGGAACGCAGGCACAGAAAGAATCTTTCGAGAAGGAGAAAACGAATGGCCGAACTCACAACGAAGGCAAGGAAGGCGATTCCGACCAGTAAATTTGCTGGTCCTGATCGTTCTTATCCGGTTCAGGATCGAAGTCATGCAGCTAATGCAAAAGCTCGCGCTACTCAAATGGTTAAAGCTGGTAAGTTAAGTTCAAGCACTGCTGCAAAGATTAAGGCGAAAGCAAATAGGGTACTTGGTGCGAAGAAAGGTCTGACGAAGGTTTCGGGCCCAATCGATACTAAGACGTTAGGTAGTATGGGTAAGAGTTTGGATTTCAAATGAGCGGTCATGCCATTGTCGAGGTTCAGTTGTCGTTGTTGGAGCTTCTGAAACGAGAGCCATACTGCGATCAGGTCGAGATTACGCATGAAACTTATGTTGGAGATGGTTTTTATATTATAACTGTTATCAGTAGTCTCCTACCTGACAACTGTCCAGAGATGCAGAATATCATCATCGAAGATGGTGTTCTTCGATTCAAGGCGGATGTCGATTCTGATTTGAGGTAATCATGAGTGAAGATATCATTGATTACCAGCCACCTCCTATATTGAGAGCATTTATAAAAGATTATAGGCCGGGAGAGTTGTTCTATAGTTGGGTAGTTGGTCCATATGGAAGTGGAAAGACTACAGCAGACTTCTTTAAGTTATGCTATATGGCCGGTCTTCAAGCGCCCGGTCCGGATGGTATACGTCATAGTAGGGCAGTTGTAGTTAGGAACACAGGAAATCAGTTAAAAGACACAACGATTGCCTCGTGGAACCTATGGTTTAAGGATGGTCAGGCCGGGCAATGGAAGGCGACCGAAAGGAATTTCATTCTTCGATTTAGCGATGTTGAGTGCGAGGTGATGTTCCGACCGCTTGACACGCCTGATGATATCGCCAGAGTTCTTTCTCTTGAGGTGACGTTCGCCATCCTGGACGAATTCGTGCAGATTCCCAAAGAGATTGTCGACGCGCTTTCGGCTCGTGTCGGTCGCTATCCTTCGAAGAGGGATGGTGGAGCGACTAACTGGGGCATCTGGGGGTCATCCAATCCTGACCTGGAAGATAACTGGTGGTTTGATTATCTCCATGGCGAGTCTGTGAGAAAATTTGGTGTAGAGGAAAAGACAGATGCGATCGCGGTCTATTTTAAACAGCCGTCCGGTATGAGCGACGAAGCCGAGAATCTGGAGAACTTACCGCCATTTGAAGCAGGAAATCATGAGTATTATATCAATCAGGCGAAGGGAAAGAGCGATGCCTGGAAACGTCAGTTCATTGACGCCGAGTGGGGCTTTTCACAGGCTGGTCGGCCGGTGGTCGCATCATTTAGGGATCATCATATCTCGAAAGTGCCACTGCTTTACAACTCAAATCTTCCTTTGGTAATTGGGCTTGACCCTGGGATTAGGGGAAGCGCCCTGGTGTTTGGTCAGGAAGACATGCACGGCCGTCTGAATGTGCTGGGTGAATTGACCCAGGAGGGTTATGGAGCTAAGCGGCTCATTGCCGAGCGACTCAAGCCTTATCTCAGAAGGAGATTTCCAAGTGCTCAACCCATCATCGCACCTGATCCAGCAGCCAACAGTCGTGGACCGACGGATGAACGGACGGTTTGCGATGAGTTTCGACGCCATTATGTGGTCAAGGTGGAGAGCAACAACCGACTCCCTCTCCGTCTTGACGCAATTGACCACTTCACCAGCCTTGTTACCGACGTGGGTTTTGCTTTGCAGATCGATGCGCACGAATGTCCGATGTTGATCAGAGCTTTGAAGGGTGGTTGGAGATACGCGGTGGATGTCAAGAAAGACATCATGAAGGGGGTGGAACCAGAGGACACTCCATATACGCATGTTGGAGACGCTTTCGGTTACTTGGCGCGTTATTTCAACAGGCAGACTGACCGGGAATTGCGGTTTGGTGGCGAGGGTGATAAGAAGGGATTTCATCCTCCGATGAAATTCGGAAGTGGGTATCATTTTTCGTGAGGTAGATTATGGCTGTTGTGGTTGCTGTCGGAGGTGTTCCTGCTGCATCAAGTGATGCTTATGGCACATCTGTGGCGTCGGCCAAGGCTGACATGCTTCCGCCTGCGGCGGAAGTGGAAACTGTTGGCGATTCCCCAATTAAGAAAATCAAGCCTGATGAATTGAGGATGGTTGGGCAGAAACTTGATTTCCTATTCCGTCAGTATGTGTCTGATCGAAGAATCGCGGAGTTGAGATGGCTACGCAATGAGCGACAGTATCTCGGTATTTATGATCCAGAAATCGAAAAAGAATTGTCAGTAAATAGAAGTAAGGCATATCCTAGAGTGACAAGAGTGAAGTGCATTTCCGTTCTTTCCCGGCTTATGAATCTTATGTTTCCTGGGAATGAGCGTAACTGGGAAATCAAAGCGTCCCCGTCAGCTGACATGAAAATTTCGGATGTTAAGGAAGCGATTGTCAATGCTCAGAAGGCGGACAAGGATGCCGGTGTGCCGCCCGCGCCGCTGGACTTAGAGTATGTTATGGGTGCAATACAGACGCTGGCGGATAAACGCGCCGAGGACCTTTCGACTTTGATTGACGACCAGCTAGAAGAGCTTGGCGGTGATCAAACACTCGACTATATTGCTCTTAATCGTTCTGCGATCCGGAGTGGAATTATATATGGTCTTGGGCTCCTTCGAGGGCCTTACGCCCGTCCAACGAAAACTACTGTTTGGGAAGTGGGACCGGATGGTGCGCCGACACCAAAAACACGTACGGCGTATAAACCACAGTTCGAGTTCCTGAAAGTGTGGGATTTTTACCCTGATCTTTCCGCCAAGACCTTCGATTCGATGGATGGTTATTTCACTCGTGTGGTCATGTCACGTGCGCAGGTTCGCGATCTGGCGCGGCGTGAGGATTTCTTTGCGGATCAGATTACGGATTATCTCACCAATCATCAGATGGGAAACTATCGGCCACAGCCTTTCGAGACTGAGCTGCGTGCGATGGGCGTCAAGGTCAATGTCAATGAGATGAAGACTGAGACATCCAAGTACGAAGTGGTCGTCTGGCATGGTCAGACATCTGGGACGTTCCTTTCGATGTGTGGTGTTGATGTGCCAGAAGATAAGCGTGCCGATGATGTTGATGCGGAAATCTGGATGATTGATGCTAACGTTATCAAGGCGACATTAAATCCGTGGGAGGAACTCGGTGTCAAAGTTAAAACGATCCATACCTTCCTTTTTGACGAAGACGATACTTCGCCAATTGGACTCGGATTGCCAACGGTTATCCGAGATAGTCAGATGGCCATTTCGGCTTCGACCCGCATGCTCCTCGACAATGCTTCGGTGGTCTGTGGACCGAACTTGGAACTCAATACCGATCTCTTACGACCCGATCAGGACTTGACTTCTACGTCTGCATACAAGATGTGGTATCGCGAGGGCACCGGCATTGAGGCGAAAGCCCCTGCGGTGACGAATGTCCAGATTGAAAGTCATCTGGACGATCTGATGAAGGTCATTGAGTTGTTTCAGCACAATGCGGATATGGAGACTTTTGTCGGTCCGGCTACTGGTGGCGATATGGCCGGTGCTCCCAGTGAGCCGATGCGTACAGCTGCTGGAGCATCCATGATCCGGGGCGATGCGGCGTTGCCGTTCAAGGATATAGTGCGGCATTTCGATTCATTCACGCAGTCGATTCTGGAATCGCTGGTGCAGTTCAATCGTAAATTCAATCCAAGACAGACTCCTGAGGGCGATTACAATGTGATCGCGCGTGGCGCAACATCGCTGGTTGCCAAGGAGATTCGTGGTATCCAGATGGATCAGCTTGCGCAGACCTTGCAACCCGAAGAGAAGTTGCATGTTGACGATCGTAAATGGGTGAAGGCCCGCTTTGCAGCGCGCGATCTTACGGATATGCTGGTCAGCGAGGAAGTGGCTGATCGTCGCAAGACGGCACAGGATCAACAGGC